TACCCGGCCACCCAACTTCGTGAACGCCTCAATGGCCCGCATGTATTCGTCGGGATTCGGCTTGCTCACGCTGAACGAGAACTGCGGCGGCACGCCCTCATCCCCGAAGTTCATGCGGTAGAGCGGCGTAACCACTTCTCGGGTCATCGTTTCCGCGAGAGCGTTCGCCACATAGGTCATCTGCCGATTGAGCGTCTGCGCGTGCTGGTCGCCAATGCTGCTACCAAGCCCGGTGGACACCGCTTGGCTCGTCCCCGTCTGGCCAAGGATCACTTCCTTGATGTTCTCCGTGAGATACTCCACCATCTTTGCGAACGCCTCGGCGTTGCCGCCGTTCGGCTCCATGATCGACAGGCCATAGCCCGCGTCCGTGCCGTCTGCGTTCTTGGGAATCAACACGGAAACATCGCCAAGCAAGTTCTGCATGGCGGTTTCCATGTCGGCCTTGGCCTGCTCATTGCCTACCGGGTAGTTGCCTACGCGGATGCCGGCGGAATACCGCTCAATGTAGGTGGCCCAGTTCTGGAGCGCGGCCTGCTTGAGCGACCAGTAGTACCAGCACAGGTCACGCATGCCCCGGCCCAGATAGGCGTTCTCAGCCTCGTATGGATCATCGAAGTCCACGCCCTGGGGCTGGTAGGTGTGCAATGCGATGGTGGCACGCTGCTGATCATCCAGCGGCAGGACGCGAGCATCCCAACCGATCACAGTTCCATTGATCTTGTCCGTGTCCGGTGCCGCGCCGCCGATGGTTTGCGTGTAGTACCTCGGGCCAACCTTCATCCCCAACTGACCGAGTTCGGTCATGGTGAGGCTGTCGCCGTGGATCGGAAGCCAGTCCCGGATATACACGACATCATCGGTCTTGCCGAACACCATGTTCACCGCCGACCGCCCGTACCACAGGGCATCAAGCAGGTGCCGCATGAAGTCCGTAAGCCGCGGGGTGGACTTCAGGATCTTCTCCACGAACGCGGCCTGCTCCACGGAATCCTCGTCCTGCATGAAGTCCGCAGGAGCCTGGACCGCCCATTCGCTGCACGCCACCGAGAGTTGCAGCATGAGCAGCGGACCCATGATGTCCGGGTCGTACCGCATCTGCCGCTGGAGCCGTCGATCCGACCGGAACGCGAGCGACCCCTGCCGCAGGATCTTGTTGACGCTCAGGTAGTACGAGCGCTGCATCTCCACCGGCGTAACCAGGGGCTGCCAGACAGGCCGCAGCGTCATCTGGTCGCCGCCTTGCGTATCTGCCGCTGCCTGCTTGGTTTCGTCGCTCATGGAGTCCTTCCGTAGAGTCGCCACAGTTTGTCCCGCGTGTCCCGTACCGTTGCGGGCTTCGATTTGGGATCATATCGGCGGGTGCGGGCATGCTCTAGAAGATCGACCACCGCGTCCACGGAGTCATCATGCTCGGCGGCAGGGAATGCGATCATCTCATCACGGATTGGCTGCATGGCCGCTTCCAGCCCGCCCTCCGGTCTGCACCGCAGACGGAGTTTCGACTGTTCCACCGCGGGCTGCGCCTCGCTCGCACGGGTGATTTTGTCTTTCGTGCGGGACAGGCGATTGACGGGGATGCGTGTGCTGGCGGCCAACTGCTGGCACAAGCCCGCCTGCGGGCCGTTGCCTTCGGCCAGAATCAAGGCCACGCCTAGCCGCTCGCATGTCTCCACCGCACGCCGCAGGAAGTCAGGGAAGGTCGCCTGCATGCGGATGCAGTCCTCGACCCATACCCGGCCCTGCGAGTCCAAGCACCCGATCAGGCACACGCTGTAGTCGCCCTTCGGGCCTGCCTTTGCGGTGAATGCCCAGTCAATCGCCGCAACTATCTGCCCATTGTTCCGGGCCTCCGGTGGGATGTCCCCGGTGTAGTAGCCGGCCTCGAGCCATTCGGGCCGGAAGATCAGGCTCTCGCTCGAGATAGGCACGAGTTCATACGCTCGGGCATACGCTAGCGGCCCCATTTCGCGGCGCTGCTCATCCAGCCGATCCGGGGTCCACACCTCCGGCCACGGGCTGATATTGCCCACGCACGGCTTCCAGAACAGGCGATCCGCCTCCAGGGCTGAACGCTTCCAGTCCGCGGTCAGGTCATCCGTGTGGTACGGGGTGAAGAATCGCCATGTACGCGGGGTGCCGTCTGCGAAGGCCCGCATGGGCAGCCAGTTGTTGTACCAGGCCTCCTTCACCTTCTGCCGCTCGGCGGGAACGAGGATGGAGTTCCGCAGGTCGCAAACATCGTCTGCCACCAGCAGATCCGCACGCCCGCCGGCCCGACCGAATACGCCGGATGCCCGTAGCGTCGCGTCCCTGCTGGCCTTGGGACGCTTGACGATGAGGCTGGTCGCGGATGTCGATTCCAAGTGGATGTCTGGGAAGATCAGTTTGTATACCGGCGTTTGCATGATCGCCGTAACGAACCGCACCTGCTCGCTGGCCTTCTCGTCCGTCTGGGCGATGTGCCAGATGCGGATGGATGGGTTCCGCCCGATTTCCCATGCGTACCGCAGGCCGGCCTGCACGCTCTTTCCGTGGCCTCGCGGCATGCCGACCGTGGCATCGTCGGTATTGAGATACGCCTGAAGTTCGGCGTGTACCTCGGCCTGGTCGTACCGCATCAACTCCGCGAATGTGTCCGGGTCTTGCGATGCCGCATCCAGCACCGCCGCCGTGCTGTCATCCTGCATTGCCTAGCCGCCTGCGGATGATTTCCTGGGCGCGTGCCCGAATCTCCGGCGTTATGACGATTCGCTCGGTCGCGTCGCCGCCCTCCAGCCGCTCCATCTTGTCTAGGGCGATGGCCGCGTTCACCTTGTCGCGTGCCATTGAGGCCAGCACCTCGGCGGCCCGCAGTCGATCCCGCGGGCTGCTGCTATCGTCGGCCATGATGCGGGCACAGATGGCCGGGGCGGCCCGGTAGACGGATTCGGGTATTTGCCACCCATCGTCCACCGCTCGCTTCAGCAGGGCCAGGCTTGACCGCACCCGCTTCTCGTCCACGAGGGACGGCGGGGTGTCTGGCTTCACCTCCAGCGGTGCGATGGGTTCGACTGGCCGCGATCCGTCACCCACGCTGCGCCTTCTTGCCAGTGAGCGTTTCCCACCGCTTGACGATGACATCGCAGTAAGCGGGGCTGATTTCCATGCCGTAGCACTTGCGGCCTAGTTGCTCGGCGGCAATGAGGGTGGTGCCGGAGCCGAGGAACGGGTCGTAAGCAAGTCCTTGAGGCGCGGTACTGTTGCCCATCAAGTAGGCGAACAAGGCAATGGGCTTCATCGTCGGGTGCTGCTCGCTTCGGCTTGGGCGTTCAAACTCAAGCACGGTGGTTTGCTTGCGGTCGCTGTACCATCCGTGACTTGCCCCCTTCTTCCAGCCATACAGGCAAGGCTCGTGCTTCCATTGGTAGTCCTGTCGCCCCATCACCATAACATTCTTGTTCCAGATCAGGCACTGGCGAACCTCCTCGCCGCAGTCGTGAACTGCACCGCGGAAGTTGTAGCCCTCACTATCTGCATGCCAAATGTAGAACGATGCTCCGGGCTTCATGACTTCAAACGCAACACCGAAAGCCAAGGTAAGGAACTTTCTGAAGTCAGAATCCAACATTCGGTCGTTGGCAACCTTCAAAGCATCTTTTGTTTTGCCCGTGTAGTCAACATTATATGGCGGGTCGGTCAGCCACATGTCGGCTCGCTTGCCGTCCATCAGCCTCTCCACATCCTCGACCTTCGTGCTGTCTCCGCAGAGCAAGCGATGATCGCCTAGCAGCCACAGGTCGCCCGGCTTCGTGATCGGCTCCGCTGGAGCCTCCGGCACCTCGTCCTCTTGCACCTCGACCGTCGCCTCGGCCAGTTTCGCAATCTCCGCATCCGTGAAGCCAGAAGCCGCAGCCAGGTCCGCGTCCTCAATCTGCAACGCGGCCAACTGCTGCGCCAATGCGTCATCGTCCCACTCGGCCAGTTCCGCCGTCCGGTTATCTGCAATCGCGTAGGCCGTCGCCTCGCTGCCCTTCAGGTTCGACCGGACGATATTGATACTCGGCCACCCCAACGCCTTCGCGGCCATCACGGTTCCGTTGCCGGCGATGATGACTCCATCCGCACCCACGAGCACGGGCCGCTGCTGGCCGAACCGCGTTAGGCTGGCCTTGATCTTGTCGAGATTCGCAGCCGGGTGCCGCCGCACATTTGCCGGGTCGAGCGTGAGCGATTCAATCGGGACGGTATCGGTGTTCATGCACGGAGAATAATAGACCCCGGAGCCTTGGCATCTCCGGGGTCGTGCGTGACCCCACAAACACCCGCTACCAGCGGGGGTCTGTTAGTCCTTGTTCCACGGCAGGAAGCCGCCGACCCACCGCCAGAGGGGTGGGCCGATCAGCGCGCCAGCCGCGAATACGACGATGGTGTAGAAGGTCGTGCCGAGAGCATCATTGAACCATTGCATGGTGATTCCTCCTGCGTGCAGTCTACCGTGCAGCCCTACGCCAAGCCGCGTCAAACTCCGGATCTTGCGCCCGCATGGCAGCGATGGCCTCGCGGGTTGTCTCGGGCCGGTCATCGTCCACCGCTGCGGCGAGCAGGCTGGCCGCCCGTGCCTTTGGCTTGGGAATCCAGCCCAGAGCCGCCCGGATCGCCCCCAAGATGCCGCTGGCCGTGAGCAGCCACACGGCGGCAGCACCAGCGGCGGCGATGGCGAGCCAGCGGAGCAGGTCCGCCCACCACGGGGTACGGTCGGTCACGCCGGGCAGGGCCGTGTGGATGTCCCCCACTGCCTCACGGATCGCCTCGGCGTTGGAGCGGATCTGCGTCACCTCCGCGCCGTTGTCGTTGATTCGATCCACGGCCACGATGATTTCGTCTGCGTGTTCGCGTATGGCGGTCGCCCGCGTC